TCGTAGAACTTCCGCAAGGCTCGACGACCTTCTTTGTATCCGCTATCGACTCCAAGCGAATAAAATATAATTGCGCTAAATAACCAACCGATCATCAAGAAGCCGATCTCGTAAATAGTCATTAGATCCACTCCAAGCTCTGAAAGCTAGAGGTCATGCAAAATTGACCAGTTGCTTCATCGGAAAGAACCTCAAACTGTTCACCGAATTGCTCCAAGATAGATCGAGCCATCATCAAGCAAGCATAGTTTTCATACCAGTAGATGTAGCCATGATTAAAGTTAATCGTGCCTTGAAAGCGACCGTCAGCAACCTGATCTGCCCAAGTGTCTGCGTTCCACATCATTGAGGTTTCATGCAAGCGCTCAAAGTCCATAGATTTGTCTAGGTAAATCTCACCCATTTTGCTCATTTTTACTCCTAAGCTTCCGTCAGCCCTTCTGACTTCCACAAAGAGAACAATACGCCTGTCTTAACCCAAGTCCAGCATATTTAGATAACGGTTTGGTAACAATTCTCCTTCATCCATTGCATCGTCTATCGTGCGGCGGATGTCTGGAAAGTCATCTAGCCCGCCCATAGCGCTTTCCGTGCACCTGAAATGTGCCATCCTTCTCAGCGTAAATCAGATCGACCTGAACATTCTTGCCGTTCTCGGTAACAATGGCGAAGGCTTGCTGCCAATTCGGCGTAAAGGCGTATTTGGCGTGTTTGAGGCTCATTGCATGTCCGACTTCGACTCCGTGAAGAACTCGTCTTAAAACGCCGTTAGAAGCCTCAGAATGGGCACTTCTGCCCGCTCTGTGCGTGTGCCCCATAATAACATTCTGACCCATGCGGCGGGCTTGTCCCAAAGCGCTCATTCCCGCATTAGGATTCAAAGCCCCTAAATCACCATGAATGGCTACCCAGCCTTTAGCGATCGGATAAGGGTCTTTCCAATACTTAATGCCCATCTCATCGAGCTTTAGAAACTTCTCGAACTTGAGTTCTGGCAAAGCCAAGAAGGCAGGGATTTTCTTCATAATCACATTGTAAAGACGATCGGTATGATTAGAACGAATGACTACAGCTTCCTTGGCGTACTCAGTCAAAGACCAGAGAACATCGACTGTGTGATCTCGATCAGCAGCTAAGGTCTGTTCGTACCAGCCAGTTGTGCCCTCATGCCAACGACTTATTTGCGGTAGGTCAATTTCATCTCCGATAGTAACGACAGTATCGGGGCGAAATGCCTTAATAAAAAGCGACATATTTCTAACAAATACTGAGTCCTCGTAAGGGCATTGAAGATCGGGCACGACTACTGTGCGTTTCAAGTTTAATCCTCGTCATCGTCATCGTCGTAGGGGATGCGGTCGGGTAGTTGTGGAAGCCAGTTAGGCGTAGGCAAGATAGTTGCAGGATAAGTTAAAGGTTCAAGCAGAATGGCAAGAGCTATCTCAACATTGAACCCAGCTCGCCTAAGCGATTTGTAATACTCATTTAGCCCGATGCAGTACTGATCGAGCATTGAATACGCTTCTAAGTCGATAGCCTTCTTTCGTGCCATGATTAAATTATCGCTCTAGAAGTATGTTGTAGATCTCATCGACACGCGCATTGAGGCGCTTAATCTCCGACAGTAAGTGAGTGATCACATAGCCAGCTAATCCACCCACTATTGCAAGAGTAGCAATATAAAGATTTAGAAGGTCGGTCTGAGTCATCGTTTAGGTGTCGCATATCCGAATACTCCAGCAAGAACAGCCCAGAGAACTGAGCGATAGTCTGCTGCGAAGTTAGAAGCTGCCCAAGCAGATAAGAACGCTCCAGCAGTTAGGAAGTAAGGGTTTTTCATATTCATTTGCTAGCTCCTAATAACGGTACTTGAAAGAACGAACCATCTTCATCACCTTTTGTAGTGAACGAGACATGGAGATGATGGCGATGCTTGTTAATCCCAGAATAAGTTCTCCAGCGCCAAGCGCTTTTGGCGCTTGCAATTTTGCCGTCGAAGATGAGATATGCCAAGCGCTTATCAGACTTTGCCAAGAGACGAAGTTGATCTGCCACATCAGGCATGATGTCGGGCTTGGGCTTTCCCGATAGATCGCGGTCAAGGTCGATGGCACGAACCCAACCCTGCTCATCTGGATTATGGTCAGACTTACGAGCTGAGTGGCGACTATCGCCGATCCAGCCGTCCGAGGTACGGTCACGATCGCCGAAGCAGTCATCGAACTGTTCACGGAGTTGTTGTCCAGCCTTGCATAACTTGGGTTTCATCCCAGTAGTAAAGCCAATTCATCTTGGGTAAGTCCTAAGCGATCTGCGATAGCAGCCTTAGCCTCAGCCTTCTCAGCTGCTGCTTGTTCCTCGTCTGCCTTAGCCTTAGCGTAAGCGATCGCATCTGCCTCGCGTTGCTTGATTTCCTCGGCTGTAAGTTCTACTTCAGAGACTTCGCCTGTCTCGCAGTTTACGATTATCTTTGTGTCTGCCATTTTGTCTCCTTATGAGTTCTTGATGCCGTAGAGTGAAGCGGTTGAATACTGAGAAAACACCGAAGCATTACCCTCGGTTAAAGTCAGGCTAGTAATCGCCGAGGTTGTACTCCATAAACCAGCAATTAAATCCATCCACGCCGTCGTAGCATTTGCCTCAGTTACATGGTCTAAAGAATAAGACTTATTAGTACTGCCAGCATAATTTGGGAAATAAAATTGTGTATTTGAAAAGGTGCTCGCGGTTGAGGCTGGTCCGTTTATATTTCCAGCCATACCAGTAACAGCCGTTCCTGTGGTAGCACTCGCTCCGTTGCCTTCCAAATATCTTACGGAAAAAGTGGAAGTGCTACCGTTAATAGACAGGTTGTAATTGCTAAAACCAAATGTAGGCTTATCTGAACGCAACGAACAGACTAGAACTAAATCCGTGTAAGTTGAAGGAATAGACGAAAAAGTAATAGTAGCGCTGCCGCCCGCCCCAACGGTGACGGTGCTGCCGATTTGGATGTAAGTATTAGCCATTATGCCGCCTTAATTCCATATAAAGTTAAAGTGGAACCATTTTGCCAAGTACCAGAACTATCTAAAAATAGAGTAGCCGAAGTAATAGCAGCGGTGCTGCGCCAAAGTCCAACAGTTGCCACCGTTTCAAGTCCAGCAATATCCCAACGAGATAAAGCGGTTTTGTTTGTAGTTGAGTTAGCGTAATTCTGAACTTGTATTCTTACCATTCCTTGAGCGGTGAAAAATGTACCTATACCTATTGAAGTTTGACTGCTATTACGGTTGGAACCTGCGGCTGACCCTGCACCGTAAAGGACAGTTCTAGAATAATTTGTGGCAGTATCGCCATTAAAGCGCATTTGAAGTCCGCAGTTAAGAGAAGCCTGACCGTTAAGAACGAATACTAAATCCGTATAAGTGCTAGGGATGCTGCTGAAAGTGTATGTAGTGGCGCTGCCACTTGTTGTTGTAGTCGCTATCGGTTCATAAGTTTTAGCCATTATTTGACCCCATAAAGCGCGAAGGATGAATACTGTTGAAAGTTGCTACTAAGACTAAAAGTTATGGATGAAATAGCAGTACTTGAATTAAGCCAAGCACCAGAAAACATACCCATTTCACCCGCGCTGTTATTTTCGTAACCACATAAAGAACGAACCGTTTTGTTCTTAGTAGTAGATGAATAATCTAAAATATCTATAATCTCGGTAGAGAAGGTGTTCGCAGTAGCGCTTTGCGTTCCAAGATAGATAAAGGTATTACTTGCTCCACCCGCTGCAAGCGCGCTAGATCCATTTCCATAAAGAATGTGATAAGTGTAATTAGCACCAGTATCACCGTTAAATTGAAAAGTAGCGTTTGAAGTACTTCCCGCGCCTTTGGAAATAGCCCTAATTTGAAGGTGTTTATAAGTGCTAGGTATGCTACTAAAAACTATCGTTGCTGATCCACCAGCGCCAGCAGTTACGGTAGCAATAGACTCGTAATCGCCCACCGCAGGTGCTTCCCCGCCCCCTAGCAGAGCGACCGTGTTATTAAGCATTAGGCAATAGCCCCCACGCAGTACCAGTTATTTGCAGAAGTCTGAATTAGGGCACATGACTTGTACTGGTTTAGGACTGGGCTTGCCGCTGTTGCTCCAGCAGATAAAACGGTTACGCCACCAGCGCCAGAGATCGTGACTGCACCTGCACCTTTGTTCAGGACTGTAATTACAGTTCCTACTGGAAAGGCTACGCTGGCATTTGTAGGGATCGTCATGGTGGAAGCCGAAGCGTTCGATCGGGTTACTAGCACCTGATACTGGTCGGTCAATACTGGGGTGTATGAGGTTCCTGTCTGGTCGTTAAGCGTGAACGAAACGAGCGAATTAAACATTGAGGCGGACAGGACATCGCCTGTGCTTGCGGGCATACCAACGGTCATTTTATTATTCTCCTAATACGCCATTATTGACTGTGAAATTATACCCGATATGTTGCTTCCAATGATGAAGCCTTCCACGATGGGTTCCAGAGTCGTTACGGTGACCTTCATTGAGTTTGGCGTAATTTCCCAATTAAAGCCTTGAGCTTGCAAAGTCTTAACGATGGTTGAGCCATCGGGTTGAACATTTGTAATTTTTAGATTTGAGAAGTAATCCATGCCAAGCATTGTCGCTGTTGGTACATCTGTGTCTAAAAGATCAACCGTCATTTGGTCAATTCTGATATCTGTCGATGCGCGGGTTGCGACATAGATCTTGGCAATGTTCAAAGTATCTGTATCAGTCTGAGCCACTAAGTTAGCTTCATTTAACTGATGCGAGAAGTATTTGGCGATAGAGGCAGCGTTCTCCGATACTTGCTGAGTGCCACCCACACGAGTCATTCCAGCGCTGTTGATGATCAACTTATCATCGAAGGCAAAAGTTAAGTTGCTGTAAGGGATGCCAGTAGTCTGATTAAACTCAATAGGAGTGTTACCGTATTTTTTAATCACATTTGTGCGGTTGATAAAGACTGCTGTGCCAGCCGTATTGATAAAGAAAGCGCCTTGCTCAGAGAACTCAGCGTTCTTTAGGGCATCAAGAGCAGTTCTAGAAGTAGATGGATCTGCCACACAGGTCGTGTTTCCAGAGTCGATCGTGCGCATCGAAGTTGGAAAAGATACTTGATCGAGGATCTTTCCTATTCTGGTTCCCGTATCTTGACCAGCGGTAGCAGAAGCCACAGTTGTAATACCCGCTTGCTGCATGAGGCGAAAGGCATCTGTGCAGATAATGTCCACATAAGCTGTTTCTTGCCCCTGTGGGTAGTAGTACTTATAGTCGATGGTGTAACCGCTAAAGAGGAAGTAACCCACTCCACCAGTAGTTGCTGATACGCGCAGTTTGCGAAGGGGAGTTAAATAGCCGTAGTAAGGGCTAGAAGTGTTTTGTGGGTTGAAGTATGAGTTAGGATCCATAACGCGAACGGTGGCTGTGCCAGCCTCGTAAGTGTCGCGCATAATGTTGCGTCCACGGTTAATGGTGATCGAGCGTACATCTGGAGTTAAATCAACTGTTGGTTCTGGAGTGGTAGTCGAAGCAAGGGTTCCAGTACCTAAAACGCCATACTTGGCATCTCCAATAGTAAATGGATAGCCGAAAGTAGCGCCAGAAGTAAAGTCAAAGCTAACCGAGATTTGTGCTGGTAATGCCATTAGCTAAAGCTACTCTGTAAGCGTTCAAGGGTTAGGATCTTGCCAGAAAGATAATTATTAGTCTGAACATTGCTAATAGCCCCAGTCATTTCCTGACCATCGAGCATTACCTGAACATTAACTACAGGAGTTGAACCGTAAAGACCGCCTGAAAGACCCGCTTCATATTGCTGGCGACTTGTTAGTTTTGGAATATCTGGCATGTTGCCTGTGCGTGGATCATAAGGAGCATTGCCTACAAAGTCAGGATATGGAGTGCCTGTAACAGATGGAGTGAGCGGAGTTACTGGCTTAATTTCAGCAATGCGCTTAACTTGCTTTTCGATCTCATTTAGATAATCAGTCCATGCTGCAAAAGGATTTTTAGTACCGAAGTCTAGGTTCGCAAAGTAACGAGCCATTTCCTCGGTTAATCCTTGAGCCTTAGCTACTTCGTAAGCAAGTTTAGATGCTTCTGTTGCATTGCCTTGAAGAATGGCTAATTGCAGTTCTAGACGCTTACGCTCTTCATCGGTGATCTTGCCCTTTAGAGCAGCAACGATCTGGATCTGATCCATGTCGAAGAGGTTGCTTGCCTTCTTTAAGGCAGCGGCTTGCTTCTCGGCTGCTGCTTTTTGTTTAGCGATCTTGGCAAGCTCTAGGGCACGCTTCTTAGCAGCCGCTTCTGCCTTGGCTAACGCCTCAGCCTTTTGCTTGGCAGTTAATAGGTCTTGCTTCTTCTGTAGCTTCTCTTGCTCTAATCTCTGAGCAGCGCCAGCATCAGTAAAGACCTGACCAGTTTGCTTCCAGATCTTCTTGCCTAGCCATTCGACTAAGGTTAAGAGTTGTCGGATAATTGGCATTTGAGCGAGATCGCGTAAGCCAATAGCAAAGCCTCGGATAAAGTCTGCAATGCCTGTCGCAATGCCGTCGATCTTGGCAGCAAGATCAGTAATTGAAGTATCTCCAGCAAGCGTGCCTAGCGCATCGACTATGCCTTTACCGATCGCTTCTTTAGCGTTATCTGCTGCTACTTTAAGAACGCTTAGCTTGCCAGCATAAGTCTCTAAATAAGCTGCATTGCTGCCACTAAACTGTTCGTTGAACTTGGCTTGGATCTCCGTAAAGGACATCGTTGCAAGTTCAGCCTTGCTAAGACCAAGGTTATATTTAGCTAAGCCTTTAGTGTTTCCGACATAAGCCTTGGCTAGATCGTCTGCCACGGTTACTAAGTCATAGCCAGAACCGCGGCTAACATCTATCGCTTGACCGAGGATCTTTTGTGAATTAGCCAATGAGCCTGTAGTGGTCAATAACGCCTGAAACGCTGGGCGAAGTTGGTCATCGAGAACGCCAGAAGTGGTCTCTAGATCCTGAATGAACTTAGCGATATCAGCATTAGCAAAGCCAATGCCTAAGTTATCTACAACCTTTGCGAGCTTGGCGGCTGCCGCCTCATCATCAGCGAAAGCCTTAACGGATGCCTTGCCAAATGCTGTGACCGCTGCAACGGATAGACCAACACCGAAAGCTCTACCAAGAGACTTTACCGATTTGGTTAGCTTGTCGGTTGAACTCTGCGCCTTCTTAAATGCTGGCGCGCCTACGAACTCCGAGGCAATTCTAATAATTACATTGCTCATGCGGCTCTCTTTATATCTACTATTTGAGTTCGACGGTTAAATCTATCGGTTGTGTTTTCGATCGCTTTAAAGACTTTAGCATTGGCTCTGCCTTGGGTCTTAGCCCAAGCTCTAAAGATCAAACGACCCATCATCTTATTATCTTTCTTAGCTGAGCCGTAAAGGTTGCCAAGATTAGAGATGAACTGGTTTCCAGCATAAGGATTAACTGAGCGAGATACGCCTTTGCTTGCGCCACCTGCTTTTGGACCAACCCAGTCTTGCCCCTGACCGTTCTTACGACCAGCGGTTTCATAGATCGCACCGATCATGGACTTATTCT